AAACGCAAGAGTAAGTCCCGCCTGATTTTTGCCGACCAGCGTCACGCGGATGTCGCCGTCTTTCTTGTCCTCATGCACAAAGCGCACAAGGTAGCTGTCCTGATTTTGATTGTCGATGCCGCCTATCTTAACCGTGCGGCGTGATTCCGTTTCGTTAACCCTTGCTGTCGCCACAAGCTTTTTCAAGGTATTACCGTTCCACGTCATCACCCCTGATTTAAGAACGGCCTCTTCGTCTGTGATTATCGTTTTGCTGTGCTTGCCGCTGTCGTCAACGGCTGTATATGTCGTCATCTTATACTCAAGGCTCGCGCCGCCCTGTATTGCACCTATAAGGTTTGCGTCCTGTTCGATGATATTGTCCTCCGGTATGTTGCCCGTGAAAAGCAACACATACAGCTTGCCGCTGCCGAGCACAATTCTTTCTTTGCCATTGCTCATCCGTCTTTTTTACCTCCGTATTTTTGTTGTGAGTGTAAACTCATATGTGATTACGTACGCCTCTTCGGATTCGACGTAATCTTCGTCTTTCGATATATCGCTCGTTATTTGGCCGACCTCTGATAGCTCCGCTTCGATCTTTTCCTCTACCGCAAAGTCCTTGTCCGATGTTATAAGCCGGATTGTAACGGTAGCTTCTTTGATGCATATAAGGTCATCGGCGCCGGATAATTGCTCTCGCCCGATCCAGTACACGGCGAAAGGCGGCGATGGGATTTCGTCTCCTTTGAAGATGCGATATCTATACGGAATACCGACATTCTCTAACATCGTCTCTACGGCTTCTTTTATCTCCATCTCATCACGCTCCCTTTATCGCTTTTTCGATTTCCTCGGGCAATCTTCTTTCCGCGAGCTCCGCGCCGTATTTGATGTGAGGAAAAGCTCTTGCACGCCCGCCGCCTCTTGTTACATGGCCTTTTTCGAGTAAGTGCGTTCTACGGTAATGCGGAGGCTTCACGTACCATATGTATCTTTTGTTGCGATTTTGAGTAGCAGCATCGGATTTCATTGCGAATGATTTTACGTATTGTCCCGTGCGCTGCCTAAAAGTCACATGGCCCTTTATTTCGTCCGACACCTCCGCCGCCACTTTGTCGACAGCCGCAAAAATCCTCCCCCGTACATCTTCCGTGTATTCCTTGAGGGATTCGGTAATGGCGCTGCTTATATCCTCTGGCTTCACTTTTATTGACATTACGATAGCCCCGCCTTTTCCTGTAAATGCAGCTCTGTTAGGCCATCCGGTCTATAATACCGGCGGTATATGGCATATGTCTTGCCCTCATATTTGATTGTCAGCTTGTCGGGGCGGTCGCTTTCGGTGTCTATAACAAGCGTCGCCGCAGCCCTTATATCGAGCATGCCGGCGTTTGCAAACTCGCTTGACGTAACCGGCAGCTCCGCACAGAATACACAGTCGTCGTCACCGTACGGCGGAAAGTACGCGACATTGTCAAGTGATATAAAGTCTTTTGCGCTGCTGATGTTTTTAAGCCCCATATGCCCGCCCCCGTGCTTTGCGATTGCGTATGCGCAAGTCAAGATGTAGCGGCATTGCTTTAGCTTCATCACGCGACCTGTATTTATACTCCGCGTAATCGACAAGCAGCATCACATCGTCGATGTTCGCTAAGTCAAGCACTACGCCGCGTCCCGATAAATCAGCGACGGAGGCGGTCAGCAGCGCCGTAAAATATTCGTCGCGTTTGTCGTGTGACACACCAAGCGCCACTTTAAATAGCCCTAAAGCCGTTTTTATATCATCGGTCATGCGTACCGCCCCCTTTCATGGTGTTTACGAGTTATGACGCCGCACGTGTGACGGTGATTGTGTAAGTCTTGTGTGATGTGCCGTACTTGACTGTTACGGTTATGACGTTCTCGCCCACGGCAAGCGGGCAGACGCCGCCCGTCGCCACCGTGCTGCCTACCTTGATGCTCTCGACCTTGCCGTTCTTGCGAGCCGTTGCTGTTATCGTGGTAGAGCTGATGTTGTTTGCGACGCTTGCCGTGTACGATGTTACCGCCTTGTCAAACGTCGGCGAGAGCGTTAAGCCCGTGCCTGTAAGAGCCATTAAGTAAGCGTCGCTCGGGTTCGCTTTGTCCTCCGCAAAATCAAGCTCGGTTGCACCGGAGGATGTCGACAGCGTAAACATCGCGAAGCCCTCGCCTATTACCGGCAGACCGTCATATCGGGCCACGCCCTTAAACACGGTGTTGTCCTGTATAAACTGGACGTGCTCGCTGCGTGAGATCGCGCCGCCCTCGCGCTCGACGAGCAGGTAAAGGTTTCCGTACCCACCGGCTATGACATTGTCCGGCATAAAGTCAAGAAGCACAACGTCCCCACCGACGATAGGCATTGTCATGCTTGCGGCAGATGCAATCGCGCCGGCCGCATTAATGGAAATTAACTTCGCCTGAAGCGTCATAAACGTTTTCTCGCTCATCGCCCAAAACTTGCCGCCGGATGCATACTTGCTCTTTGCTTTGCCGAGGCCTATGGCAAGCTCCGCAAAGAGAGCCTCCGCCGTAAGTGAATTGCTCGATAAATATCCGATGTTGGTCGTTGTAAGGTTTGAATACTCCGGTGCGTTCGCGCCAAAGTCACGCGGCGCTGTTGCCGATGCAAGGCGCGGTACGATACCGAGAGGCTGCTTTACGCCGCTTCCGTACATGATTGCCTTGTCAACGCCATACGCAAGCGCTTTGCCGAGCATGCCGGTTATTTCTATAAAGAGATTGATGTCGCTGTCCTCAAGCAGCGAGTTCGGCACGGGTATGTATCCGGCAAGCTTATATCCGTCGGCTTCGACCATGTTGAAGCCAAACTCAAGCTCGTTTATAGCACCCGTCATTTCAGTCCATACGGCCTCGGGTACTGTGCCGACAATAGGCAGACGTGCGCGTCCTTTAAGAGGCTTATAGTTTACATACTTGATAAGCTTTGACTGCTCCGCTACGATCTCGCGCAGTGGCTCGAGGACTATGTCCGGTATGTTAAGCTCCGCACCCGTAACAGCACGCTGCTCACCGCCAAGTGCGCGCAGGCGTCCGAGCCATTCTTTGACTTCCGCACGCTCAACAAGCGTGGCAAGGCGGGTGCGAATAGAGTATTTGGCGGTATTCGATCTTTCCATTTCGTTTCCTCCGATGTTTATGTTGTTATTTGTGTTACTGTTATTTCCGCTTTCAGCTTCGCCGCCTGCTTCTTTTCCGATCGCCGCAAGCTCAGCTTCAAGGCGTCTTATCTCCGCCTCAAGGTTTGCGATGTTCTGTTCGATGTCAGCCGCTTCGACTTCTTGCTCGAGCGCCGAGAGGTCAGCTTCGATTGCTGTCAGGTCTGCGTCTGACGTCGCGCTGGCGTCGGAAAATCGCTGTTCTATGGCTGCCCGACGCGATTCAAAGCTGTTGCGCTGTTCATATAACGCGTTTAGATCGCGCTTTGCTTTTTCAAGTGCAAGGCTTACTCTAAGTTGTTTTAGCATTTAAGTTTTTCTAACCTCCGTTTTATATTTTCTCGCCGCTGTGCTGTCACTGCGGCATATGCCCGTTCTCTTGCCTGTATTTCCGTCTGCGGGTACGCAGGGAACGTACATATCGACACTTCGCTGAGGTCAACGTCAAGCACACGGCATAACACATCACCGTTATCAAGCTCCGTGTACTCCTCCTTAATGGGATAAAATCCGATCGAGCAGCCGGATATATCTCTACGCGCAACACGCGCATAAATGTCGAGTGCCTGTTTATCATCCTCGTTTATGCGCACAGAGCCGAAAAGCCCGTGCGCATCCTTTTTCAGCGTCAGTGTGCCGGCAGCCGTGCGCCCCATTACGACATCGCTGTTATGATTGAAAAGACAGCGGATGTCGTTATTTTTAAGGCTTTCGTCAAAAGCCTCCGGGGCGATCTCCTCGTAAAACCCCCGCCACAGCTCCGTACGCTGATTGAATACCGCGAAATATCCCTCTATGTATTTCCCGCCTCCTTCCGGCTCGGCTCGCACCTTAAAATCACCGGCAGCGTATATGTTGCGCTTCTCCATATTTTTGCTCATGCATCCTCCCCTTCGTTTTGTATCAGCTTCTTTTGCTTGTCTATGTCCCCGACCTTGATGTAGTTTTCGAGCAGTGCGTAATCGTTCATGCCCTCGATGTCGACCGGCGAATAATCAAACTCCCCGCGCCCTTCGTTTCGTGACAGCATTCCGCTGTTTACCATGTTCATGACGTATGTGCTTTTTTCGCTGAGCGAATACTGCATTAATGATTTTGGGTTAAATTTGAAATACAGCTCCGGCGAATACAGCAGCTTTTTCGTCAGCTCTTGCTGAATGACCTGTGCGACGCTCATAATCGTCGTCGCAACGAAGTTGTTATATGCGTCCTTGTTGAAGTCGCCGATGCCGAGTAAAAACGGCGGTATGCCGAAGGCTGCGGCGACTGTGCGGGTGTCAAGCGTTATGCTGTCCTGTATCGCCAGGTCCTGCAGCGTCAGAGGCTGGATTGTCTTGATATCAAGCTCGCCCGCCGGGATAAGCCACGGCTCGCCGCGCTCTGTCTCGTCCGTATAGCTGCCAAGTATCTTCCGGCGCATCTCCGGATCGCGCAGCTCCTCCGTGTCGGCGTTTATTGATATGACAACGGACGGCTTCCACTTCGAACGTAAAAACCCGCGTTTTGTCGCGCCGGCCTGTACGATGTTTTTCACAGCATCATAAACTTGTGCGGTGAAGCCCACGCCCCGGAATGGCTTTAGCTCGTCGGGTACAAGCACAAAGTGAAGTATCTCGTCCGGTTCAAAGACGCGCCCGCCGTATCTGATGAGATAGTCTCCGTCTCGCCCGACATCGTCGGCCGTCGCCGCGCAGGCCGGTATAAGCTCGATATTGTCAAGCAGCACGCCACTGTCCGTTACGATATAGGTCGGATGTGCGTAAGCGTTTCCGTATGTCAGCATGTCGGCGACGAGCCTATAAATAAAGTTTTTGCGGGTCATGAGCCTGTTCGGGTATATGTCAATCTTCTTTGACAGCTCATTTCGCACGCGCTCGTCGCCGTACTCGCCGTTTCGCATCAGCATGATTGTCATATCCGACACCATGTCGGCAATCTTATGCACACACCGCAGGACGACTTCATTCCGTGACAGCGGAGTGTAGCCGTCGGGTAAAAGTAAATCATACGCCGCAGGCGATGTGAGCAGCACGGCCGAGCGCTTTTGCGGCTCTGCTCTTGCTCTCGCCCCGGGTCTTATAAGTGTGCTAAAAAGTCCTATAATATCACCTCATCTCAAAACCAGCTGCTTATCTTTGCTTTACGATCCTGCTCAATGATGTGCTGCTTACACGCGATGACGCCCGCGTCAAACAGGTCGATGCGATGCTCGGGGTCTACTTTTTCAAAACGCACCCGCTCGTCCGGATCTTCAACGGCTTTAACGTTGCCGATGCAGTATTCATACGCCCGGTTGTGCACGTAATAAAGCGCCTTGTCCTTTATGCGCTTCTCGATATAACGGAACGCCTCGGATTTTTTCCAGTACTGCTGATCGCTGTTTTCCATCTTGAAGCCGGCGGCCGTCATGAAGCGCACAAAGTCGCGGGATTTATATTTGTCAAACGCGACGGACTTAATCTTAAATCCCATCTCGCGCCAGCGTTTAAACTGATTGACGACGTCGGCATAATCGACAGTATCACCGTTACAAAGCGTCAGCCAGCCCTCATCGCGCCACCAGAAAAACGGTATTTCGTCCTCGTCCGCTTTGCGTTGCGCTGTTGTTATAGGCATAAATCCGTGAGATATGATTATCGATACCGGCTTACCTCCGTGCGTGTACTCACCGTATAGCGTCGCCGCCGTCAGGTCATGCACGACCGACAGGTCAGCGCCGCCGATCCACGTTATAGGCAGCTTCGCAAGCTCGGCAAGCGTCCAGTTATAGCACTCATCAGACGCTTTCACCTCGTCGATATTAAAATAGGCATTCGCGACGTTCGTGTAGACGTTGAGAGATTTATTCAAGAAGTTGTTGCGGCTTTTCGGGTCGTTCTGCGCCTGCAGTGCGTCAGCCATGATATCCTGCGGCCGGATTGTGACGTTATAATTGGGATTTGCTTTTTCGTGTTCGACTGGATTTGTATAATCATCCGGGTTATCTGCTTTGCAAATGAAAACAAAATACTGCTCGTCCTTAATCGTGCCGGCAAGTATCTTCTGGCAGAGCTGCAGGCGGCTGTAGCAAAAGCTGTTGATGTTCTTGCCGGCCGTCGTAATGCCGATCAGCAGCTTGTTGACATATGCCTTCATGGCATCTTTATACACGAGGTAATCATCCGGCGAGCGGTAAGCATGTATCTCGTCAAGCAGTATCAGGTTTCCGTTGATGCCATCAGCGTATTTTGAGTTGTTCGCTAAGGCCTGTATCATTATCGAGCCGGTAAAATTACCGTCCTCGTCGTAAAACTCGCGGCTTATCGAGTGCTCCGCATTGCTGTCAAGTATGTGCCACTCCTCCGGCTCGCCCATGAAGCGTATGTTTTTCGTTAAGAAGTCAAACGATTCAAGGGCACGGTCAAGACGGTTTGCGATTATATACGCGCTTGATGCTGTATGACGGTCAAGCAACGAAAAAGCCCATACTAAGGACGCCGCGAAAGGCGTTTTGCCGTTTTTGCGGGGTATGAAGATAAAGGCTTCTTTGATCCGGCGTTCGTCCGTGCCGGCAAGGTAAAAGCCCGCAAGGTTGTAACAGATAAACTTTTCCCACGGTTCAAGTATAAACGGCTTTCCCGCCTTCGTTCCCTTGACATGGACTATTGTATTCTCGATTATCTGTATAACAAATTCGGCGTCGGCTGCTCTAAATTCGTACTCTGGATTTTCAAGGTCGCGCATAAAACGCTCGGCGGCTTGGCGCAGCTCCACGCACGCAACCTTTTGCCCGTCGATGATGCTGCGCACGTAATTCATCACAACGTCGTAATTCTTATATGCCGATAAGTTCTTTGTGCTCATTTTCCTAACTTCTCGAGGGCGCTCGTCAGCTTGCTTGCCTTCTTACGCGACTTCATCTCGGCTTCATTGATGCGCTTCATACCGGCCGGCGTCAAACCGAGCCTATCTTCCATCGCCGCAATATCACGCCGCAACTGCTCAATCGCCGAGTAAAGCGCCGTCTTGCGCTCGTTTGTCGCGCCGGCCTTATTTGTGTATTTTTCCGTAACCCGGCATCCGTCCTCCCACCACTGCTCATTAAGCAGCTCCAGCTGATACCGCATGTCAGCATACATCCTTATCGCCGGGTCAAACTGCGGGCGATAAGTCCCGAGCGCCGTCATGTCGGCCACAGTTTTTTTTATAATCTTTCTAACCCGCTTGTCGGCTTCGGTCATCGCCACCCTGTCCGTCTTACCCCCTTTCCTCAAAATCCCGCGCTTATATACATGCCTGCCCGCCGCCGGTACCCAAAGGTTGTAATTTCGGCGAAGGGTAGGGGGGGATATATTTTTCGCGCGGCAATATTTATAATTTTATTTATAAATATTGGCGCTCGCCTAACTGCTGTTTTCGCGGCGAAGCTATATGTCGCCTCGAATCATTACACCTGTTAGGCAAAATAGCACGCGGTCGATCTGAATCACGTAAAAATCCGCGTCAATCTCACTCAAAACACGTTTATTTGTGCCTAACTTTACCGCCAGTTTCCGCCTTTTTCCGGGTGCATCTTGTTGTGACACGAATCGCATAGGGATATAAGATTTTTATCGTTTAGCGCAAGCTCCGGATGTTCTTCCAGCTCGAGGATGTGATGTACTACCGTTGCATCACGCCTGCGTCCGTATTTGCGACACTCGACGCACATATATCCATCACGCCGGAGTATCGCCTTGCGTTTAGCTTGCCACGCCTTTGATTTATAAAATGGGTTTACGTACTTATCCATGGATCCCCGCCCCTTGCCCTCGCCGGACGCTATGCCGACGGCCGATATTAATATCCAGCGTGATAATAACAAAAAAAGCTGCGTCTTACGGCTCAACTTATAAAGCCGCAAAGACGCGCTAATTCATAACAGTATTTCATTTTCTCACGCTTGAACGTCGACAAGCTAACTGCCAGCCCGAAACGGCGAGCAAGAAGTTCATATGGGTATTCGATGCGATTTGTTAGATTTAGTTTTATTGCCTCGACAAGTAGCTGTCTATTTCGTTGTGCTGATGGACTGTCTCCATATCCGGTGCCAACAACACGCTCAGCTTCTTTGACGTATGTAAGATATGGTTCGACAAATACGCCCTCGACGATTCCGGCGCATGCTTTGACAACGCCACGAGGTAGCTTATATCTCACTTATCGCATCACCTCCCCTAATGAAAATTATTGCATGCCGAAATAAGGCCGATTTAACGGCCATGCTTCTATATCTTAACCTCGACGGACTTTTCCACAGGTGTGACAAGCACACCTGTCCCCGCTAATGCGGTGGAAAAGATCCGCCGGGATAATGTTCCAGTATAAAGAGTGTTTACGTGCATTTATCAGATAATACCCTTGAATCGTTCTAAAACTTTACACATTTACAAGGCCTTTAAAAAGCTGCGTCATATCAGCAACCTTCTACATTATTAATTATTGTCTCTCTTGTTTGCGGTGCGTCGTCTTGAGTTCTTCACGTCTAAAACGTACTTATAATATATGTAACCGAATTGTGTTGCTTTAGCTTCGACAAGCTTGTACCCCTTCGGAGGTTGCGGCGTATTTGTTTCGGTGTATACGCGCTTTACTTCGGCTACATCTTCATGAGCTGCAGGGCGCAGATTTTTTGTCTGTTTCCAGCGGTGGCCGCCCTGTTCTGGCGTCCAGTGGTCAAAAAGATAGTTCGCTAATCCTGTATAATCTCTTCCATGATCTACACCGTTGTAAAAATTGTGTTCGCGTAAATGCTCAATACGCAGCACATCACCGCAGCGCCATTTATTACGGATTACCTCTTCCGGTATACCGTCACTAAGCATGTGAAAATGTATGCGCTGTGTGGACTTACCGCGTCCCATGTAGATTATTATCTTTGCATCGGGCGCGGCGTAGCGCAGTCTGCGTATGTAATTATCGCGGATTCGACGAGCTTCTTCGTATGTATGTACTTCGTGTTCGTTGTCGAATGTTAGCGTAGAGTAAAGCGAAGTCGGGCTGAAGTTTTCATTTACGAGCCTTGCGTGGCGGCGGCGTGATATCCCGAGTTTATGTTCAAGCCTCTCAGCTTCGCTCTTAAATCTTGGCCGCGGCTGTGCCTTCTTAATATCCTTGACCTTATCGGACACTGTAAAGACAATCTGCTCGCATACTACACCAGCGAAAATCCTGCGCTTTATTCTCATATCCTTAATGCCTTCTCTTTGATTGTAGATCACAGCCGCTTGCCGCCGTGTCTGTGCGGCCGCGTCTTGTTGTATTCGTGCTTTTCTCCGATCGCCTTGTCAATGTCGATGCCATAATACCCGCACATATCAAGTATGCGTATGACAACATCGGCTAACTCTGTAGGTATACCCTCCGGCTTGGCTCCATTGTAATAAGTTTCGTTAGGGGCATGTCCGTTACGGTGTTCTTCGAGAGCCTCTGATAACTCGCTATGACAAAGCGCTACAAGTTCGCCGAAACTGCGCGGTTCTTCCCACCATCCATGATCTTTCGCGTTAAGGTGTATTTCTATTGCCAATTCGTTTAATGTCATTATGCTTCATCCCCTTTCTTTGCGTGCTCAGCTTCCACGCACATCCCGCGCCGTATCTCGTAATTTTTCGGTGGCGATCATCAGCTGCTCTATTAGTGATACTGCGCCGCTCAGCGCGGCGATTACTTCTTTATAATCCATCCTCCGCTCTCCTCTCACTGCTTCACGCACTCAGCCGGTAGGCTGCTTAAAATCGCCTGACAGAACCGGGCAAGCGCTGCCCCGAGCTTCATACCCGCCTCTTGCTCGCCGGCTGACAGCTTCGCGTTAATGTCGCCAAGCATCCCGTTTATGGCTGACTGCGCCACCTCAAACCTTGCCTTAAAGCCCGCCGTGTCTGCCGATGAAGCGACGGCAAGCTTTTTCTCAAGCTCCGCCACACGTCCGGCAAGCTGTGATTTTTCCTCGTCTCGTTCCTTTTCGTGTTCCTGTTGCTCTTTGATGGCGTCCAGCAGCTCCGCTTCCGCTTTCGCCTTCGCCTCAAGCGCCTTTTTCTTTTCGGCTTCTGCCTTCTCGATTTTTGCTTTCAGTTCCTGCAAGGCTTTTTCCCGTGCTTCTTTCGCAGCCGCTTCGGCTGCTTCCCGCTTCGCCGCTTCGATTGCTCCCGGATCAGGCTCAGAATAAACAGCTTCCACCGGGCGGCTCTTAAGTTCCTGCAGTTCCACTTCAAGAGCTTTCTTATTCGCTATCGCCCGCTCCGCTTCTTCTTTAGCTTTTTCGTACCGCTCTGTTGCCACAGCTTCCGCCGCCCGGCTTTCCTCGAGCTTTTTAAGTGCTTCGTCGCGTTCCTTGATCGCGGCAAGGCGGTCGCGTATTGCGTCCCGAAGTTCCCGCGTGCTCATTTCTTCGACAGTCTTTTCCTGCCCGTTTACGTCGTGTTTTTCCTCGATGAATTTCTCTCGTTCAGATGGCGATAATGCCAGTAATTGCAGGGCTTTTGACGCACCTAAAACCGTCAGCGTTGACGGTTTTGGATACTCCCGCGCGAGCCTCATAAACCTCTGCGCGGTGACCTCGGAAAAGCTAACTTTTTCCTCGAGCCACTTCGTCCACTCGCCGTGCGAGAGTTGCGCCTTTGCTTCAATTAACCTCGATCCGATCTCGATTATCGCCGCTCCGGCTGTCGCTTTGTAAAAATTAATCTCCGCCGTTATGACCTCGATGTCGCGCGGCTCGCCGGTTTGCTCGTCGGCCACGGTGCGATCATCGATCTGCTCAAGCTCCATTTTGGTATCCATGACAAACCTCCTTAAGCCGCCGTAACGGCGGTGTTTTTATTGCTGTTTCTTTTCTTTTTCTTTTGCTCAACAACGATCTCCTTATACCACCGGTCGACAAACGCTGCGACATCCGGATCGTTGTGATAATCTATATTGTTTTTGCCCCTGCACTGCACGATATTTTTACCTTTCAGCTCGAGGGTAAAATATGGCTTGTCAGGCTCTCGACGTATGAAAAAGATTGCCGTTTCGCCGTCGGCCATTCTCTGTGCATATCCTCCTACGCAGTGATGCAGGGCGGCGCCCTCTTCCTTTAGCTCAGCCGGGCTTGTTGCCGGTCGGATTGTCAGCCCGCCATACGTCCAAGACAGCCACGATAGCTTTTTCGCCCGCTTTGCGATTTTGTCATACAAATCCTTATTTTTCTCGTATTCGACAAGTCTCGCTGTCTCCGCATGCCGCGCGTAGAGATCAGGCGGATATAATATAGATTCGTCAGTCGTATTAAGATTTAGCGCGGCTACTTCTCCGAGATAGTCTCTGTAAATACGCGCTACCGACCCGATAGTTTCACGCTCCCGCGTCGCCGCCACACGCCTCAGATACGCGAGCGTCTTTTCGGGGCGACCGTGAGCAAATATGTTATATAAATCATGGGGTATCCCAGAAGAGAGAATATCCGGCAGAGCTTTATCCGTCATGCCCGGTATCTGCCACAGACGGCGAACACTCTCAACATCGTCCATCGTCCACTCACAGGGATCTTTTAATTTCAGCAGACGCAGCGGGAAGCGGATGCACTCACGCAGCTTTTTCCGCTGCCATAGTATAGCGTTGCGATTAAATTCGGACAGCCCATGGCGCACCTTTGCCTGAACAAGACTTTTGTAACCCCGCTTATATAAAAACTCCATGACCGGATAACGAGCAAAGTTAATCGCATACATTAGTACGTCCGGGCATCTAATCTCCGGATCGTGCATATACCCCCGCAAGTTCGCGTACTGCAATTTTGTGCCGGCTACGGCTTCATCAAGGCCTATCGGGCAAAACGTGTATACGCCGTCATATAACAATACCCGCGATGTGCGTGTCCAGCTGTCGAGCCTGTATTCAAAGCAGCGCCCTGCTAATGAGTGTTCTTTATAAAAAATATTCCACTGCGCCGCCTTATCTCCGCGTATACAGTACAGGGCAGCTTCTATCATCCATTTATCTGCACCGCCGTCATACGTGACGCTGTAATCGCGGATGATATGCCACAGCCGGAACCATACTGTACCGCCGTCACCCCGCTGTATCGTCACGACATTATCAACGTAATCAGCTTTCCACAACGACGAGCCTTCCAGCACAGCATAAACATACTCCCCGCAGTTCGGACAGGTTGCGTAACAGCCTTGCCGAAAATGCTTTCCTTTGGCCCGCACACTACGCCCGCAGAGTGAACACGTGCCACGGACGCCGCCGCGCTTGTATATAATCGTATGGTCATTTGCAAGTATATTTCGTCTGACAAAATCCCACAGGCCGTCAGGCTTTTCCTCCGGGCACAGATTGACCGCGTCGTCCGGTATCTCCCCACGCGCAAGCTTCGCCTGTTCTTTTTGGTATTGATGCGATGATTCAAGCCATCCTACAAGCTCAGGCATATAGTGATTGTTTGATTCATTAACCCCTAACGCAGCCGCGATCAGAGCTTCTGTCCGCGTATCTATTTCCGGATAACACGACCGCAAGGGCACACAATTTATAACCGGCAATCTTCTCCGGGCACGGCCGCCGGTACGCTCGAGCAATGCCCAGTCCCGCCGATCCGCGTTTATGATAAGGCGTTTATCCGGCTCAGAGACTTGATACATATAGGGATGCTGTTTTAATATGTGAGCCCGGTTGAGAGTAATCGTCAGTACAAGCAGCCCCCCGACAATCGTACCCGTAACCTGTAAATCAGCTCCGGCTATGCCTTGATACTCAGGCCACGGCATTTCTTTAATGGATCGACTGACTTTCATAGCAGATCTTCAAAGCTGAGGTCTAATAGCTTCGGCGGATTAGCTTCATATGCTTCTCCGCCGTCGACTTCGCGTTTAGATTTTGCCCGGGCCTCGTGGTTCTTACCGACCCCGAGGTACTTGTCGATTGCATCAAATATCTCTGCATCGCGCATGACAGCGCATTTACTGGACACTTTTTTTCTTGCGACACTTGTTATAGCTTCCATCGCGCCGGCAAGTGTTTTTCCACCATTGACAGCCGCCGTAACGGCCGGCTCTGCGCATCTGTCGATTATGTAATGCCCGACGATTTCGAGGTAGGTGTTGTCGGGATCTTTCTGCATTTCGGCGTTAATCTTAGCAATGGCGTTTTCCATGTCGTTCTCCTCGCGGTTATTTATTAAAACGGTAAATCGTCCTCTTCGCTCAGCTCTTCCATCACCGGCATTACCGGTATAACCGGCGCCGCATCGGTTTGCTTCGGTGCCGCATCCGCAAAATGTATGCGTGATGCCGTCACGCCAAGTGTGTTTATCGTCTTGCCCGCCGCATCGTTTTTACGACTGACGATAAGCTCCCCCTCAACGGCTATCGTTTGCCCTTTATGTAGATAGCGGCAAGCAAAATCAGCTTTCTGCTGCCATGCCGTGACGTCGATGAAATACACAGTCTCCTTGCCGTCGCTATCTTTATGGCCTGTGTGGTGGGCGAGCGTTATTGTAGTGACCGCCTTTCCCGTCGGCGTCATGCGCAGCTCGGGATCACGCACCACGCGCCCCATGAGAAACACTGCATTAAGCAATATTTGTCCCTCCTTGCTTGGTGCGCTTGTTCAAGTATTTAATTTCTCGCGGCAACAACAGCCCCCGTCGCACAAGTGCATACTCAACGTCGTCGGGATACATGTTAAGCAGCTCGGCAATATCCTCTACCGTGTGCCCTTTGGCGTACAGCTGTAATAGCTTCCGCATTTCGCTTTTGCTTGCGTTATAAACGCGCTTACGCTTTCTTGCCTTTGGTGCATTATCATCAATTACCGGCTTCCCGCCGCAGTCGCAGCGTTCGCCCGGATCAAGTCCACATCCGCAAAAAGGACATTCTCTCACGTTAATCACGGTTGCTATCTCCTTTCGGTTATTCGGTTATGATATGTACGGATCAGGTAATTCCCACGTCCACGCAGCCGTCACCCCGGCAGGCCACGCGGTGTAAAAATAGTTGCGCTCACCGTCGCCAGTAAAGTATACGTATTCAGCGGGCAGCACCCGCCCGACGTCAGTCTCGCCCGACCGCTCACGTATCCACCTTATAAGCACGTCCCGTGCAAGCGCATAAAGCGCATCCGTTACGGGATTGCGGGGAGAATATCCGCTAAACTGATTCGGTTGAGCGAGCACACCGATTATTGTGTCAGGCCATAGCCCCGTCCTGTCGTCAACGCGATTTAATACGCACCATACGCAAGCCGCCTTTTCCATCGTTGACGCTACGCCGCGCGCCTCTCCGTAAAGCATACGGGCAAGTGCTTCTACTTCCTCTCTGTCGGGTTCGGGTATCGTTTTATTCGCGTTCGGGATTTTGTCTGCGGTTTCAGCATCCGCGCCGGCTTCTTCCGTCACCGGCGGAGCCACGGCTTCCAGCGGTGCTGTCTTTATAACCTGTTTCGCCGGGCGAAGTGTTACGTCACCGGCGGTTGTTACATACGCCACGCGGTCTGCTCTTACAACGGCAACCGACACGCACGATACAGTCAACGCGATCACAGTAAGCAGGGCACATATTCTCGCGCAGGCTGCTCGCTTTTGCCTTTTAAGCCTTGCCGGCATTATCCCCGGCCGCAGATAATTTAATCCCGCGTCTGCTGGCAACACGGCGGTACGCCTCCTTGTGTAAGTATTTATATACGACGCCCTCCGGAGAGCTGCCATCCACGACGGCCGCTACATAGCGGTTATACGCTATGCGATATTCTTTTATAATGTCGCTATCGCTGAGATTGCGAGCTTCAATCCTTTTGATCGCCTCAGCGATACGCTCTTCGTACAGCGTTGCCATATCAAGCTTCCAGTATAATTTTGTCTTTACCCAGCGCGTACCCGTATTCGCGCTGTGCGCCGAGTGACTTTTGCCAGCCCCGGAGCTGATATACCGCGTCACAAACATCAATCATCGATATGCAAATATGCATGTAATGCTCGTACTCCATGCCTTCTGGCAGCGTAGCAGGGTTTAGCACGGCATGTCCCTGCGCTATAAGCTTCTCTTCGGCAGCTTTGAATTGTCGTTTGTAAGCCTTGTTGCCCGTTATAGGGCCGCTTAAAAAGATAGTCATATTTGTCACCCTCCCCGGCCTGTCAGACCGTTAATCCTAATTCTTTGCATTTTTCTACGTAGTTTTTAAATGCGTTCGATTCACGAAATAGCGGTGCAAATATGTGCATCGCCGCGTCATCGGCAACAGTCTTTTCGTGCTTCGTCATTCCATCGGCGCGTGTATCTTCGACGGGGATCTCCGCATAAAGGTCTATTATTTTATCTGTAAAGTTCCCGCTTTCATCACGAAAACACACAATGCCTTTTTTGACGCGGGCGAATGTTCCTAATTCCGTCTTTATAATTTCGATGACTTTGCCTTCTAAATTTCTATTTATTGCTTGTGCACTGTTTAGGGTCTGGCACCAGTTCCGCCGGCACTACGCCTAACGCGTCTGCTAATTTATAGATGGTAGCCAATGTTGGCAACTTACCTTGCCTCCAATATGTAACCGTGCTTTGAGGTATTCCTACGCTATGTATGACTTCGCTGATCTTTTTCCCCCTTGCTTTGCACACTTTTTCAAACGTCTCGAAAAACATAATTATTCTCGACACTCCTTTCATTGGTTTTCGATGAATTTTTTTACATTTGTATTGACAAGTTCAATATTTTGTAGTATGATTAAACCCACAGCTAATATTAATCTTACTACTTATAAATACCGCACCAGTGCACGATGATTTGATGCGGAATTTAGTATCTCTATGGCGTTATGATACTACTAAATTCCGCACCTGTCAACATTGAATAGTGCGGAATTTTTAAGTTTGTTGTCTTGCACAAAACAAGGGGTGTTATAATGTCAAATTTATACAAAAAATTGGAGCGTTTAGCGGCACAACGTGGTATATCTGTGTATAAAGCGTGCCAAGACATGGGAATACCAATTACGTTTTATTCTGATATGAAATCGGGCAGAACTAAATCTTGTACAGTCGAGAAAGCAAAAATAATTGCTGATTATTTCAATGTTTCTGTTGACTATTTGGTAAGCGATAATTTGGAAATACCTGCCACAAAGGTACCAGTATATGGTGTCGTTCCCGCCGGTGTTCCGCTTGAAGCCATTGAGAATATTATTGATTATGAAGAAATCCCCCCCCGAAATGGCGTCGAAAGGCAAATACATTGCCTTAAAAATAAAAGGTGACAGCATGATGCCGTCTATAATAGATGGCGATATTGCTATAATACGTTTACAAGAAGTAGCTGACACCGGCGATATCGTCATCGCGATGATTAACGGTGAAGATTCTACCTGTAAAAAATTAAAAAAAGATTTAAAAGGTATCTGGCTTATGCCGTTAAATCCGGCATATGAACCAATGTACTTTACGAATGATGAAGTGGCGGAGCTACCTGTAAAGATACTCGGTGTTGTCGTTGAAACAAGGCGCACTTTTAAAAAGTTATAAAAAAAGCCCGCGATCTATCTGACCGTGAGCAGGACTATAAAATATATATCACCGGAGGTAATTAATATGTACGTGGGGTTTTCTAAAAATATAAAACATTTGGGTGGTTTGCGAATCGGCTTTCGCAAGCGGTTAAAAGGCTGGAATTTGCTATTAATGTTAATACCCATTGCAATATATTACATGATGTACTATTTATTCATCGCCATGTTTTGGAT